GGACACGTGGACCCCGCACCGGTCGGCAACCTCTCGGGTGGTGAGGAGGTTTGCGGTGGGCACGGCATCATCTTGTGCGATGCACAACCTTGTGTCAAGAGGAAGATTCTGGCGTCTTGCGTTCTCACGCAGCGGCACCCGGCCACGTTGCACGCCTACGTGTCCGACCTGCGCTCGTTCTACGGCTGGGCGGCCCGCCGTCACCTTGTGGCCGATTCACCGGCCGACGGGCTCGGCCCGGTGCGCGTCCCGCCGCTGGTGCCCCGCCCGGTGACCGCCGCCGAGCTGCGGGCGATCCTCGGGTGCGCCGAGACGGCGAACGAGCGCGCCGCCGTCCTGCTCGCCGCCCTCGGCGGGCTCCGCTGCGGCGAGGTGGCCCGGCTCACGTGGGCGGACGCAGAAAGAGCCCCCGCCCTGCCGGCGGGGGGCACCGGAGGGCGGGGGCAGTGGCCGCACGAGCGGCGATCTAGAGGCGGCGGTCCGTCCACCAGCCGATCACCCAGCGGAGGGCGTCAGCGAGGGCGTGTCTCACGTGACGACTGCCAACACCTCGAAGTCGAACTGCCACACCCGGTCGAGACCACCCGACGTCGCCGTGATCGTGGCCGCGTACCGGCCCGCCGGGAGCGTGGCGATCTCACCGGCCGACCAGGTGACGACACAGTTAGGGGTGCCGGTCGGCTCAGTGCCAGCGCCAGCCGCCCCGACGATCCCGGCCGACTTGCTGAGCAGCCCAGCCGAGCCGGGCGACCCAACCTTCACGGTGAACGTGTAGCCGGTCAGGTTGACGAGCGAGCCGTCGTCGTCGAGGAGCCAGAGGCGCAACGCCGGAGCGTCGGCGGTGACGTGGTAGCGGATCATCGCAGCTCCTGAAGGGTCGTCGTGGTGCGGGCCGGCTCGCGGGCGGTGGCCGTGTGGTCGCCACCGCCGATCGTCTCCGTGCCCGCGGTCGACGTGACCGTGGCCCGTGCCCGCTCGGCGGTGATCGTGTCGGTGTGCCCGCTGCTCGTGATGGTCACGGTCGCCGGATGGAGCGACGCCCGGTACAGCGACCCGACGGCGACGGCCAGGAGCGCCCCAGCGATGGAGGCGATGGTGCCGGTGTGGGCGCGGGACCCGAGCGCCCCGGCGGTCAGCTCCCCGGCGACCGACGAGACGGCGCCGTGAACCGTGCGCGTGCCGGCGGCCGAGCCGGTGAGCGTCCCCGCCGCCGAGGAGACGGTGCCGGTGGTGACGCCAGCCGTCCGGGTGCCCGCCGCGGTCGCCGTGAGGGTCCCTGCGGCAGAGGCAACGCTGCCGGTGTGGACTCGGGTGCCCGTGGCGGTGGCCGTGAGGGTGCCGGCGGCGCTCGACACGGTGCCACCCACGACTCCGGCGGACGTGCCGGTGGCGGTCGCTGTGAGGCTTCCTGCGGCCGATGCGACGGTGCCGTAGACGGTTCGGCTGCCAGCGGCCGTGGCGGTGAGCGTGCCCGCGATCGAGGAGACCGTGGCCGTGTGGACCCGGGTGCCGGCGGCCGAGGCGGTCAGCGTCCCGGCTGCGCTGGCGACCGTCCCGGTGACGACGGCGGCGGTACGGGTGCCGGTGGCCGTGGCGGTCAGCGTGCCGGCCGCCGACGAGACGGTGCCGGTGTGGACCCGGCTACCAGCGGCAGCCCCCGTGAGCGTCCCCGCCGCGCTGGCAACGGTCCCGGTGACCGTCGTCGCCTTCGTCCCGGCCGCGCTGGCCGTCAGCCCACCCGCTGCGCTGGACACCGTGCCGGTGACGATGGTCGCCGGGCGAAGCGCGAACAGCTGCCATGCCCAGGCGTCGTTGCCGTTGGCCGACTGGTTCCACGTACATGAGGTCTGCGCCCCGGCGGTGGCCTTCTCGATGGTCGCGATGCCCTGCGAGCAGTCGCCACCGTCGGTCGTGTCGTAGTTGGTGCCGGAGATCCGCACCGTGAATCCGTTGGCCGTCGACAGGTTCAGGGCGTTGTCGTCGGCGGTCGACACGGCCGACACGACCCACGCCCCGTTGGTGGCCGTCGTGATCCCGGTCGCCCCGTTCGGCTGGAGCGTGGCCGCTGCTGCCGCGGTGTCGCCGAGCGGGGTCACCCCGTCCAGCGGTGTCGTCTGGTCGACGTACCGGAGGGCGACAACCGTCACGGCCAGCACGTTGGGGGTCGGGCACGACGCCGACGGTGCCGTCTCCGACGCCGAGGCAGCGAACCGGTACCAGCACGACTGGGCGATACCGGTGGTGCCGAGGTCGAGGAACAGCGTCGACCCGATCTGCGTCCACGACACGCTCGACGTGGCGATGCCGTGCACCGGAGTCGGGCTGTCCTCACGGGTCGTGATGATCGCCACAAGCAGGTCGCCGGTCTTGTAGCCCGACGGCAGGTTCGCCGTGAGCGGCGACGACGTGGACGTGGCCTGCGTGGACGCCGCAACCCATTCGATTGCCACGGCGCCCCCCTCAGGTCACTCGCGCCAGTGCAGCGACGCCACGCAATTCGGGGCCACCCCGGTCGGGGCGACCACCACGAGGTTCGCCCACGACGACACGGCGACCACCGGCTCGAGGCCAGGTGGGAACCAGACCGTGGTCGTCGCCGCCGCGCTGACGGCGACCTCGCCCCTCGGTGGTGGCGGTGTAGGCGGCCATGTCAGCTGACGATCGTGATCGACAGGTCGAAGTCGCCGGCGGCGATCTTGAACGTGTTCCCGGCGCTCACGGCATTGGCGGTGATGAGGCCCCGCCACAAGAACGTCCCCGACGTGGACGCCGTCCACAGCGAGAAGTAGGCGTAGTCCTCACCGGTCGACACGTTCGTGATCGTCCCGTCGGCGTCCGACGTGACCGCCCCGGCCGAGGCCGCCCCGAACGTGACCGCCATCCGGTCCGTCTCGGTGGCAACGTTCGACGTGCCCGCCGTGCCGGGGTCGGCGGTGTGCATCTGGGCGTACAGCGTCGTCACCGACGACGACCAGGCACCGTTGCCGCACATGGCGTCGAGCAACTCGTCCACGATCCCGGAGGCGATCGCCGTCGTCGGGAACGACAGATCGAGGTCGGCGGCGGCGATGCTCCAGTCGTCGCCCGAGTTGACCGCGCCGTTCGTGACGGCACCCGAGAACAGGAAGGAGCCGGCGGTCGACGCCGACCAGGCGGTGAAGTGCGTGTAGGTCTCGGTCGCCGGCACGCTCGTCCATGACGGCGGGGTGCCGTCGTTCGTGATCGCCCCGCCGGACGCCGTCCCGAACGACGCTTCCTTGCGGGTCGAGTTCGTGGCGATGGCGGTGGTGCCCGCAGCGCCTGGCGCTGCCGTGTGGAGCTGAATCCACACGTTCGTGTTGCTGTACGACGTGTTGTTCACGATCGCGTCGAGCCACGAGGTTGCCGTGGCGCTGCTCAGTCCTTCAGCCATGTACGGCCTCCTCTGTCTCGTTAGGTACAGCTGGGCTCACACGCGACCGGGCGACGAACCCGAGCACCGCGGCGGTCACCGCCATGACGGCCGCGACCTGCTCACCGCTCAGATTGAATCCGAACGCCACGAGCAGCCCGAGTACGGCCTGCACGACAGCGAGGATCAGCACCGGCTCACGTCCCCACATCACGCCTCTCCCTCGGTCAGGCGGGCCATCCGTGCCCGCAGCTCGGCGAGCTCGGCGCGCAACTCGGCCAGCTCGGTCGCATGGTCGGTCGCCATCCGCACCATCTGCCCTCGCAGCTCGGCGATGATCGCCTCGTACTCCCTACGCACCGTGCGGATCGTGGCGGCGTAGGCGGTACCGCTGCCAATGTTGGCTCGGACGAGCAGAGCGATCAGGGCGACGACGGCGGTGGCGGTCCCGGCCCCGAATGCGGCGTCGACAGCGGCGGCGTAGATCGTCTCCATGCTGCTGCCTCTCCCGACGGGATCACGCCCCATCGCCACACGAGATGGATGCTGACCACGGTCATCAGCCAGACGCACGCCCCGCCGATCGCCCGAGCCCGGTCGACGGTGCTCAGGTCGGACAGGACCCACGCCCCGAGGAGCGCCACCATCCGCGATGAGAACGCCCCGACGAGCAGCGCACCGGACCAGGCCCGCAGCCAGCGCGGCTCGATCCACACGGCGGTAGCGAGCACGACGACACCGGCCAGGGTGACGAGCGCCGCCCACCACTGGTTGCCGGGCAGCACCGTCGGATTCCACCGGTACGCGTGGCCGACGATGACGGTCAGGGTGCCGAACACGGCACAGATGGTGCGGGCCGTCCACGTGGCCATGTATCAGCCTCCCTCGTGATTGCTCACGTACTACGGGTGGCTCCCACCGGCGGCCAGGCTGGTGGGGGTCGCCTCAGCCCTTGCGGGCTCCGAGCCGATACGGAGGCGACGACGGGGACGGTCAGCGGCCACCCCACTCGATCCCGGAGAGGACCAAGCGGGCGATGTCGAGCAGGAGGGCGAGCATCAGCCGCCGCGCCCGCCGATAGTGCGCGACGGGGGCGGTGGGAGCTCGATGTTCACACGGCCACCAGCAGGAGCGCCGGCCACGTTTGCTTGGTGCCGACGATGCCGTCCTTGGTCAGCCCGTTGCGGGCCTGGAACGTCTCGACGGCGTAGCGGGTCTGCTCGCCGTAGATGCCGTCGATCTTGACGCCGAACCCGCGGGCGACGAGGAGGCCCTGCACGGACTCGACCGGCTCGCCGCGGTCACCGGGGCGGACGATGGGAAGGCTGATCACGATAACCTCCGTGTCGGACGGGGCGGGCGGCGGCGGGGGCGGGGGAGGCGGCGGGGGTGCGATGTCGAGCCCGGCGACCGTGCGGAGCCGGTCCCACGACAGCACCTCGTTGGCGTCGACCAGCGACCCGAACCCGGGGACCGCGGCCCTCGAGGTCCACTGCCACACGATCGCGTCGTACTGGGCGCACTCTGCCGCGCCGCCGGTCGGCTTGTCGGACAGGTTGTAGTTGGCGTACCAGACCTCACGGCCGGGGTTGGCCTTGCGCCACTCGGGGAAGCCCTGCACCCAGTCGGACGCGTAGACGATGACCCGGTTCGGGCCGACCTCGGCTTCGACACCGGCGATCCACTCGTCCACCTCGTCGACCGCCACCCACCGGAGCCCGGCGGTGAACTCCCAGTCGAGCTGGACGACGATGCCGGGGGCGATGCCACCCACGCGGTCGAGCTGGCGCAGGAAGTTGTCGACCTGGCGGGGGATGTTGTCGGGTCTGATCCAATGGTACGCGCCGCACACCTCGGTGCCCCGGCCACGCATCCACGTGAACTCGGTGACGAACCAGTCGGGTGCGTAGTAGACGCCTTCGCTGGCCTTCACGGACAGGAGGCGCAACGGTGGCACGGCCTGCCGGTCGGTGACCGGGTTGTAGCCGGCGTGGTAGTCGACTCCGTCGATCCGGGGCACGGTCATCCTTCCTCGGCGGTCAGGCCCGACTCGGCGCGGGGGACGATGCGGTAGTCCATGCTCAGCCTCGCTTGTAGTGGAGCTCGAACACGAAGTAGGCGTTGGCTGCCGGGGCGTGCGGGCTTGCCGCCGTGACCGGGCCTACCGAGTCGTCTACGAAGTAGGCGGTCGACGCCGATGCGCTCCACACGGTACGGATGTACTGACCCAGCCCCGGGTAGTACAGGTGCACCAGCCCAATCGGATAGTTGGCGTCGCATGCCACCGGTAGAGCGATGGCGTAGGTGCCGGACCCAGCGGCCGTGCCGGACGAGCCGAACACGACGCGGCCCTTGGCCGACACCCAGCCGGCGGCGTCGACCGAGAACGTGCCGGACGCAAAACCGCCCGTGCCGAGCGTCGGGTTGCTGCCCGTGGCGGTCAGCGTCGGCGTGTATGTCCCCGGGATCACCGACGCCAACGGGACGTCGCCGAACACCGACGTCGAGCCGAGCGTCGCCCCGGTCGACACCGAGCGGGAGGCGAGCCCGACCTCGAGCGTGGTGGTCTGCTCCTCGGCCACGTAGTAGGGCGACAGGTCCACGACGACGGGCGACGACTCGGGGGTGACGAAATAGACGCCGAGCCCAGCCCGGAACGGCCACGTGATCGCATGCACCCGGAGCGCCACCGGGAACAGCGTCTCACCGCCCCGGACGACCTGATTCGCGACGTCCACGAGACCGAGCGCCGGGTCGTAGCACCAGAGCCGGCCACCGGGACGCACCTGCGCCGGGAGCTCGTGCTCGGCGCTCGTCAGCGTCACGGCACGGTCGGCGGACCCGAACCGAGCGAGCTGAGCGGCGGCCAGATCGGCGGCGTTCGTCGAGGAGGCGTCGGTGGCGTCGATGACCCGTTCCATGCGGAGCGTGCCGCCCCCGCCCGGGTAGTAGTAGGGGACGCTCACGGCCGTGGCGGTGGACACGGTGACCGGGCCGTCGCCGGTGTCCCGGGCGATGTAGTGGACCTTGGTCGTGTAGTCCTCGACGTCGGTTGCGACCGCGAGGGTTACCGGGTCGATGCCGAACACCGGGCCGCGCCGACCGGAACCCCGCCGGGTCACCACCGCGGTCGGCGTCGTGTACGAGGTGTGCAGCGTGCCGGGGGCGGCGGCGTCAACCGTCAGGTCAGGCTCGATTCGCCACTCGGCGCCGGCGGCGTCGCACACGGCGGCGATCGCCTGGCGCACCGTCACATACTGGAAGCTCGCCGTCACGTTCGTGCCGGTGTTCGTGACCGTGCCCGTGTCGATGCCGTTGGCCGGCAGCAGGTCGTCGAGCCACTGGCTGAGCGTGCCTGCCGAGCGGGTGACGGCGGTGTCGAGCACCGGGCCTTTGTCGTCCTCGTCGCCGAGCAGGATGGCCAGCCCGGCGCCTTCCAGTGTCAGCCCTTCCCGGCGGCGGAAGATGCCGGACCAGCGGGCGAGGCTGCGGAGCGTGGCGGCACCCACGGTCGGGTCGATGGGGGCGTCGAGCACGAGCAGCTGCCCGTAGCCGCCGGTTGCCGGGTCGAGCTCGTCGAGGATGCGTTGCGGCGTGTCATCGGCCAGGCGCAGGTCCCAGCGGCCCGCCGCCATCAGCCGGTCCTCGATCACAGCATCACCGCCCGCTGGTAGGCGCCGACGGACACAAGGGCGTCGTACTCGGGCGTTACGAGGGACGGCGAGCCGAGCGTCACGCACCTGGGACACAGCACGAACATGGCGCCGCCGTCGATGTTGCGGTAGTTCGACCCGTTGTAGGTGGCGATCTCGCCGTTGGTCGTGTCGAGCGTGGCGTAGTGCGGAGTCCAGAGCCCGAACTTGTTGCCGGCGGCGTCGGCGCTCGTGGCGACAATGCCCCACGTCTGCGACGTTGACGCTTCGGCGGTCGCCACGGCCACGCCAAGCGGGTTGAAGCCGCCCTGGTTGGGAGCGAACGCGTAGCCGGTGACTGTCCGCCGACCACGCGTGAGCGTCAGGTCGACGGTGTGATGTCGGGAGTAGATCGTGATCCACAGTCGGACGACGATCTGTTCGGGGCTGTTCCGCAGGATGGCCACTCGCGACACCGCCGACCATGCGTCAACCTCGGCATCTGCCCAGTCGTAGATGCCGACCTTGTAGTCCTTGGCAGCATCCCACTGCGAACCGTCGTAGGGCGCAACTTGCAGCCGAGTAGCGGTCCATCCGACCCGTAGGATGCCGTTGGAGATACGCACGTCCGTCGCGGTCACGTCGCGCGGCAGCGACCGGCCGGAGATGGGGTACCACGTGCCGCCGATGCTCGCTTCGATGAGACAGGCGCCGTCGTAGTAGTCGCCGGGGGTGACGACGTACTGCATCCACGAGGAAGCGTTGAGTCCGTAGTTCTGGTACCCGAACCAGACGCCGAGGTCGCCAGTCGCGGTGGTGAGCGCGTACGGTCCGCTGAGGGTCACGCCCCAGTCGCCGAGGTCGGCGCCGGGGATGCCGTGGATGTCGGCGAACTTGTCGTCGGCTTCGTCGTAGTTCGAGATGGTGACTGAGTGATTGTTGGTCAGGATGGCGGCCACAACTTTGACCTCGAACACGCCGTCGGTGTTGACCCGTTCCAGCGTGGCCGACCAGCGGACGTAGCCCGTGCTGAGCGAGGTGGGCACGTACTCGGCCTGAGCGGCCGCCACCCGCACGAACCCGTCGAGCGACGAATCCTCCGACCACGTGAACGGCACCACCGGCTCGTCCGGGTTGACGGTCAACCCGACCAGCTGGTCGCGCAGCGCCTTCATGGCCGCCACCGAGGCGGGCAGCGTGTCGCCGGACAGCTCCAACGTCGACCCGGTGATACGCACCGAGTCCGGGTCGTCGAGAGTCACGCCACCGGTACCGGCCCGCCCGATCGTCACGCTCATCGCAGCGCCCTGTCCCTTCGCACGATCGCCTCGGCGATCTGCCGGCCGTCGAGGTACACCGGGACGACGATCGTCTCGGAGCCGGAACCGCCGGAGCCGAGCTGGCGGGCCGTCTCCCGCACGCCGGTGATCGACGCCGGACCTTGCACAAGCGTCGGCGACGTGGTGACCACCGCCCGGCCGCCGGTCCGCACGATCTCCGGTTCGTGCGTCTCCGACACGACACCGAGCTCGCCCGGGCCGAGGTTGCCGCCGGCGGCGTTCATGGAGATGTTCGTACCGGGGATGCGGCCGAGCACCGACGTGCCCTGAAGCTGCACCCGCACGTTGACGGTGCGCTGCTGCGTGAGGATGTCGAGGATGCGTTGCGCCCGGGCAACGTCGCCCTGGTCAATGGCGGCGTTGATGGCCGTCATCTTCTCGGCCGGAATCTGGCCGAGCGTCCCGATGTAGGCGAGGATGGCGTTGCGGGCCTCACCCTTGGCGGTGGCGGCCGTGGTGAGCAGCGCCCCGGTGAGCACCCGCTGCCGGTCGGCGGCCGTGAACGCCTCGCCGTTGGCGGCGGCCTGAGCGGCGGCCTGGTCGGCGTGCGCCTTGGCGAGCCGCACGGCAGCGTCCCGGGCGTCGCCCGCTGTCGCTTCCTCGTCCCGCAGCGTTTCGGCGAACTGTGCGCCCGCCTCCTCCACGTCGATCACGGCGTCGGCCAACGTCTCGTGCGCCCGGGTCATGTCGTCGGCCGCCTTGGCGGCGTCGCGCTCGGCGTCAGCAAGCGACTTCATCACATCGGCTGATCGCTTCGCCGCATCCCCGGCGTACTTGATGGCGTCCTTCGCCGCCTCGACCTGCTCCTCAGTGTTCGTCGCCTCGGACGCCACGAGCGCCTGCGACTGACCCATGTACGAGAGCGCCTGACGGGCCGCCTCGGCCTCGCCCGTTAGCCCGTCCGTGCCGCCCAGCGCGTTCGCCATCGCGCCCCACGAGCGCTCGACATTCTCCGCGCCGTACCCCTGCGCCTCCATGACGTCTTGAAGGCTGAACATGGAGTCACGGAACCGGGTGAGCCTGTCCTCGGCCTCCTCGGTCGACAGCCCGAGCGTGGCGACCTCGGTGGCGGCCTCCACCGTCGCAGCCGCGAATTCGAGGATGGCGTTGCCCACCGGTGACGAAGCGATCTTGGCGAGCGCCGCCATGAAGTCAGCAGCGGCCGGCGCCAGCTCCTCGCCGAACGTCAGCGCAAGGTCCTCGCCGGAGTCCTTCAACGCGTCGAGTGAGTCGCGCAACCGCTCGGCCTTGCGGCGCTCGTCGTCGTCGATGACCTTCTGCTCACTCACCTCGGCGAGCCGCTGGCGCAGCTCCCCCGCCTTGGCGACGAGCGGGGCAAGCTCCTGCCAGCCCTTGCCGAGCAGACGAGTGCCCTCAGACGCGCGCTTGGCGGCGCTCGGGATGCTGTCGAGGTAGCCGAGCACCCGAACGAACTGCTCGTTGGTGTTGGCCGTGGTGATGCCAAGCTTCGCCAGCTCGCCGGAGGCGGCAGCCCGATTCATGCGGTTCAGCCCCGTCGTCACCGCCTCGGCCGACACGCCGAGATCGCCGGCCACCTCGCGCCAGCGTGACGCCTCGGACACGGCGAGCCCGGTGGCGTCGGCCATCTTGCCGGCGCCCAGCGCCGTGTCTTGGAACGCCTGGACGGCCTTGGCGCCGAACGTGACCGCGACCGCTCCGGCCGCCGTGAGCGCTGCCACCCAGTGTGTCTGGATGAACGTGGCCGCCTCGGCGAAGGCACCCTTTACGCGCCCCCGGACGTTCTTCTCGGTGGCGTCAAGCTGCGCGTCGACGGCCTTGGCGTCACGTCCGAACGACTTGAGCCCGGCACCCGCCTGGGCGGCGTCCACGACGAGGCGCCAGGTCAGCTTCTTTTCGGCCACGACACCCCCTCTACGAGCGCTGGTAGGCCCGCTGCATCGCCGTCACGTGCCGTGTCTCCACGATCCGGTTCGCCTGCACGTCGGACGCCGCCGCGCCCCGGTCGAAGAACGGCTCGGCCCGGAAGCCGGAGTGCGGCAACGGACGGCGGCGACGGGCCCGGGTGCCCCACGTCGTGCGGATCGTGTGCGCCTTGGCGCCCTTCTCCTTCAGGTACGTGCCGGGCGGCACGTTCCACGTCGTCGCCGTCACCACGTCCGCCGAGCGGCGCTTCACCACGTACCGGACGTACAGGGTGCGGCCCGTCTTGCGACGGTGCCGGGAGAACGTGCGGCCACCGATCCCGGCGAGCATCGCCCGCTTCGCGGCCAGCGCCGACTCGTTCGCCGACGCCAGCTCGGCGTCCTTGAGCATCGCCTCGGCCTCGGCGGCGAACCGGGCCAGCCGCTTCGCCGGGTTGTCCGCCATCGGGCTAGGGCGCTGTCTCCAGCGACTTGACGGCGATGGTGACCATGCTGTTGGTCCCGTCGAACATCGCCTTGCCGGAGTAGGAGGCGGTCACGAGGCCGGGGCCGGACAGCGCCGGCTTGCCGTCGTCGAATCGGGCCTGCGGGATCGTCACCGTGATCTCCGGGTACGTCGCGGTGCCCGCCAGGGTCGGCGCCCGGAACGTCGCCACGATCGTGCCGAGCGCGCCCGCCGCCGTCGCCGAGTTGACCCGGGCGAAGAAGTCGGACGAGTCGTGCTCCATCCCGATCGACCAGGCGACCTCGGGATGGTCCTGCACCAGCGGCTCCGGGTGCACGTTCCCGATCTTCGGGCGCTGCGGCAGGGTGTTCGTGATGTCCACACCGAACGACGTCAGCTCGCGCACCGACCCGTTGATGACGATGGAGCCGCCGACGAACGCGATCGGCTCGGTCGCGCCGGCCGCATACGAGGCGGTCGTCAGCGCCGTGCCGGCACCCGCCGTGGCGTAGTCCTTGGCGTCGACGCCGAGCGTGTACTGGAGCAGCGCGCCCTGCTCCATCGACAGCGACAGCGACGTCACCTTGCACCCGGAGTAGGTGTAGACGGACACGGTGCCGTCGGCCTGCGGAACACCGCACTGCATCGTGAACGAGTCGCCGTTGACCGAGGTCGTCGGGATCGACGCCGTGTGCGTGTAGCACGAGTCGACCACGCTGGACGTGGTGATCGTGCCAAGCGCCAGGTCGGCAAGGATGGCGAAGTTCCGGGTCAGCACCGGGGCGGTGATCTGCCCCTCGTGTCCCTGCACGTAGGGCACGAACCGGTCGGTCCGCGGCCCCTGCACCGTCGTGCGGATCGTGCGCGCCTCCATCCGCTCCACCCGAGGCGACAAGGGCGTCTCGCCCTCGAACTCGAGGAAGTGGTCGACGGTCACCAGCGTGCCGTAGCCCGTTTCCTTCTTGATGCCCAGCTGTCCCTTCCAGCCCGTCATGGCTCACCGTCCTCGGTGCTCGTGGGGCCGGTGGCCCGCTTGCTCTTGCTCTCCGTGAACGTCCCCTGGGCGACCAGGTTGGCGCCGATCTCGTCGGGCACGTCCGTGGGCACGCCGTAGGCAACGTCGAAGAACGAGCCGTCGGTCAGCGCGACGGTCACGCCCTCGGGGTGGGGTCCGACGTAGGTCACGCGCATCGGTCACGTTCCTCCTTGCAATCGGGCTTGAACTCGGACGGCGAGCACAGCGTCGACAGTGAAGCCGTCGTCGGTCGCCTCGACGTTCGACAGGGTGGGAGCGGTCACTTCGATCGTGTGCACGCCGTGACCCCACCCGGCCGGGTTGTCGCGCAGCACCCGCTCGACGACCTCGATCATCGCTTGCAGCTGTTGCAGCGCCTCGGTGGTGGACTGGCCCGGCTTCGTCGTGGAGACGAGCACGTCGAGCGTGTAGTCCTCGGTGCGGGCGTGCGGCGGTGGACGCATGGCGGCGAACGTCTGGTCGGCCGTCACGTTCGTGCCGATCAGCACGAGGTCGTAGGACACGTCACGGGTGCCGCCGACGGCCACCACGGGCGCCGGCTGCGGCCATGCGGCAGCGTCGAGCTCGTCCCGCAGGGCGAGCATGGTCGGGATCACCGACGAGTACTGGACGGTCATCAGCCGACCCCCGCCCGCCGACGCCGGCTCAGCACCTCGTTGATCGTGTCGTTGTCGGTCAGCGCCCCGTACATGCCGGGGCGGGCGTAGCGGGTGACCACCCCATCGGCCGCCTGGAGGGCGACGGACGGGGCGAGCGCGCCGCCCCGGTTGAAGTTGATCCGCTTCAGCACCCGCATGTAGAAGGCGCGCAGCAGGTCGGCTGGCGGACGGTCGAGGCCGTGCTCGATCTCGAGCACAAGGTTGGCCGTGCCCGCCGTCCATGTGTTGCCGTCGACCCGTAGCACCTCGTCGACATCGCCAGAAGCCCGGGCGACCAGGGCGGCGAGCTCGCCGGCCGTGAACGCCGTGTAGGTGGTGGCATCCGAGTAGGTGCGGGCGGTGCGGACGGTGCGGACCTCGGCCACGTCGACCGGGAGCGTGCCGGTGCCGGTGCCGTCGTAGCGTCCGCGCTGGTAGCGGGGTACGCAGGCGTAGCCAAGCACGTCCTCGAACTCGGCTTCGGTCTCCCACCGGGCTCGGATGATCTCGGCGTCGGGGTACTTGCTGGCGTTCGCCAACGTCTCGTCCGACGCTCTGATCTGCGCCACGCTGGCCCAGTAGCCGCCGACCACCTCCACCGTCGTCGCCGCCCGGGCGGTGCCGCCGACGAGCCAGGAGACATCGAGCAGGTTGAGCAGCGTGTTGTCTGCTGCGGCAAGCGAGTAGGTGCGCTCGCCGCTGGTGCTGCCGGACGTGGTGGCGCCGGTGACAACAGCGGTCCCGTCGGCCCGGGTGACAGTGATCGTGACGGCAGCGCCAGGGTCGGCGGCCGTGCCGTCGGCGTCGACCGGCTGCCAGCGCAGCGTGGCGGCGGTGCCGACGAGGATGCGCTGGTCTGCGGTCATCGGCCCTCCGGAACCGTGATGATGCCCAGCCCCCAGCAGTCGGGGTAGGCGTGGTACTCCCAGCCGCGCTCGGCGACGAACTCGGCGACCGCCGTGCGGACGGGATACAGCGGTGGCGGCGTGTAGCCCTCCGGCACCGGCAGCTCCGTGTCGTGCAACACGATCACACCGCCCGGGCGCACCTTCGGCGACCAGGCGACCAGCTCCCGTTGGGTCTGTTCGTAGTGGTGGCTCGTGTCGATGAACACGATGTCGGCCGTGCCGTCGGCGACGAGGGCGAGCACGTCGGGGTCGAGGTCGTCGCCTTGGTGGAAGGTCCAGTGCGGCCAGTCGCCGATGGGCGGGCGGGCGTCGAGGTCGACAGACAGGAGCCGGCCACCGGTCCGCTCGAGGGCGTACAGCCAGGCGACCGTGGACACCCCGGTGCGCGTGCCTAGCTCCACCACGAGGCGGGCGTCGAGCGCGTCGACGATTCGCACCATGCGGGGCAGGTGCAGGTAGATGTCCGACGGAGTGACGCACCGTTCGGCGTACATGCGTTGCAGCAGAGCGGTCATCTCGGCCGCCACCACGACTCAGGGCACCGGAACTCGTACACGTAGGGCGGCCACGACTCGTCCACGTCGACCGGCAGCAGCTTCACTCCGTCGGTGTGCCACCCCTCCCGCAGGAACCGGTCGGCGGTCATGCCGGGCAACACCCGCTCCGTGATCTCCGGATGGCAGAAGCGCTCCAGCTTGGCGAGCTGCTCGTCACGGCCACCGAGCCACGAGAAGTGCCAGCCGGCATCCCACACCGGCACCACTTCCCATCCGCCGCCGAGGTCGGCGAAGTTCGGGCCGATCAGACCGTTGCGCTGGTTGCGGACAAGCTGCCAGGCGCCCGGGTGGTACATCTGCCCGTTGACGTAGAGCCGGTCGCCGAGCTGCGACGCCGTGTCCACCGTGACGGCAACCGTGCCGCCCCACGGTTCCGGGTGCTGCCAGTCGACGGCGAAGCAGTAGAGCGTCTGCACGAGCGACACGAACTGGCGAGCTCGGGGCCGGACGCTGCGAGCCACCTCGGGCCGCACGATCTCGTCGACGTCGCCATGCAGCACCACGTCGCCGGGAGCGAGGTTCGGTACCCGCTGAAGCCCGGTCCACGTCCAGTCTCGCTGCGCCCACTCACGCGCCCACGGGTCCTCGTCGTGCGGCGTGTCGGGCAGGCCGGAGGCTCGCACGTCGATGATCTTGTGCGCCCACCGGGACCAGCGCGGGTCGGCGGGGTCGAACCGGTACGGCTTGGCGTGATTCTGGTGGTCGACGTCGGCCTGCACGAGCACGAACCAGTCGACCGCCTCGGCCATCGTGTCGAGCCGGAGCTCGAGCACGTCGGCCTCGTCGTGGTACATGAAGGTGTCGACGACCTGCGGGCGGGTCATGCCGTCACCCGGCGTGGCGTCCGCTGCTGCTCAATCAGCTGCACACGGCGGCGATAGGTGCGCTCGTCCTGGGCGGCGTAGACGCCGCCCTTCACATACACCGGGTCGGCGTCCCACTCCTCCGGGCGGCCCTCGTAGCGAGGCTGATGGTGGATCACCCGTGCGTCGAGACACGGCGTGTACACGCCACGGGCACGGGCGAGACCGACGATCTCCCGGTCGGTGAAGTAGTGGTGGTACGCCTCGGGGGCGAGCACGCCCGGCCCGTCGAGGCACCCGCCGTGCTCGTCCACGTATGAGCGGCGGACGAAGAAGTGGTCGGCATGGGAGCCGTCGGCGACGTGCGGATTGCGAACCTCGCCGGGGTTGGCATCGTTCGTGCCGATCACATCGTACCGATCGGAGCGGGCTCGAGCGGCGGCCAGCCAGCCGGGCGTGAACTCGACATCGTCGCCGACGATGCACACCCACCGCTCGGTCGTCTTGGCGAACCCGGCGTTGACCTTCTGGGCGAAGGTCGAGCCTCGGTCGCCGACGATCCACGGCCGGTAGGTGAAGTCCGCCGTGGCGGCGTCAATGGCAGCGATCTCGTCGTCGTCATCCGGGTCCACCACGAAGTACAGCCAGGCTGTGCCGTCGTTCCACCGGGTGAACGACTCGACCAGCGACCGCACGTTCTCGGGGCGGGACAGCACCGGGACGAGCACGGCGACGTCGCCCATCGGTTCCTTGTCGGCGGGCGGCTCGAGGTCGAGCGCCGCCAGCGCCGGACGCCAGTACGCGTCGAACACGTAGTCGGCGTCATACGTTCCGGCGAACGTCCGGGCCCGCTCGCCGATGGCGTCAGCGTCGATGGACAGCAACTCGTGAGCCGATTCGAGCCGAGCCACGATCTGATTGACGTCCGGCCGGACGTACCACGCCCGCGACGCCTCGTCCCACCAGAGCTGTCCCTCGACGAGCCAGCCGGCGCCGACGAGCTCGGGCTGCGCCGTGAAATTCGATGCGATGACGGGCGTGCCGCACGCCTGCGCCTCGATGAGTGGGACGCAAAAGCCCTCACCCGCCGACGGGGCGAGGAGCACGTCCATCGCCGTATAGAGCGCCGCCATGATCTCGGGCGGGAACCCGAGCCGGTAGCCGTACTGGTCGGTCGTCGCCCACGTGCCTTCGCGCACCCCGCAGGCGGCGGCGAGGCGAGGCAGGTTGAGGCCGCCCTGGATGCCGGATGCCTCGGTGTGGACGAGGAGCACGGCCTCGGGATGCCCCCGTTGGAACCGGGCGAACGCCTGGAACGCCTCCTGGAAGCCCTTGCGGTCGTTCGGGTCCTTGTTCATGCCGACCATGCCGACGACGAACGCGCCGTCGGGCAGTCCGAAGAACGCCCGGGACGACTTGCCGGTGCCCGGCACGGCGGCGGCAGGCACCGTCCACGTCGGACGGTAGACCTTCGTGTCGACGGCGAGCGGCACGTACAGCGGGTCGAGGCCGGCGGCCCGCAGCTGCGCCTCCCCGAACCGGGACATGGCGACCGGCTGCGACTCCGGGTGCTCGGCGAAGAAGCGGAGCACGTTGGCGGGCACCGGGTCGTGGTCGACCGGTGTCCACGGGGCGATGTTCCAGCCCTGGAGCTCGGGGTTGCCGACCAGGCTCCACATGTCGAGGAGGGGGATGATCCATCCGGCCTGCCGGTTGCCGTCGAACCAGTGCTTGGCGTGGCCGTGGAGCACGTCGATGCTCGATGCCGTGGCACCAGCCGGGTAGAGCCGCACCTTGTGACCCGACGGCGACTCCCAGAGGGTCACGCCGACCTGATGCCCCCAGGTGCACGACACGGCCACCTCGTGACCGGCCGACACGAGCCGGTCGACGAGCAGCGCCGTCTGCACCCCGTACCCGGTCGGTACTGTGGGCGAGTTGGAGTGGATCAGCAGCTTCATCCGACACCGCCGATCCCGGCGACCCGCGTCTCGTAAGAACGGGGCGGGCTGGTGGCGTAGCGCGGCTGCGTGAAGATCACGTAGTGGTCGCGCTCGTCGAGGCGCTTGGCCCGCTCGAAGAAGGCGGCGACGATGACCTCGCCGAGCCCTTCGAAGCGGGCGACCTCCTCCTCGGCGTTCGGGGTGGACGGGATGCGGTGTAGGGGCACTGCGAACCTCCCGGCAGGGTGAGGTGATGGGTGGGATGTGACCGGCAGGGGGGACGGAGGCCAGGCAGGTGGCCTCCGTCCCGCCACCCCTGCCGGGGGTCGCTCAGAGCGTCGGTCAGACGTTCTGCACGATGGTGTTGACGTGCGAGATGGCGGTGTGATTGCCGCCGACCTCCCACTTGCCGCGAAACGACATCTGGTCCTTGTCGAACCGGAAGAACGGCGTCGACTCGATGCGAACGCCGCCGACGGTGCGAAGGGCGTACTCGGACCAGTCGCCGAAGGCGACCGACACGGCGTTCGAGCCCTGGGCGGCCACGTTGGCGTCCGTCCACACGGGGTAGCCGAGGAACTGATCGGGCTGTCCGCCCTGCACGCCCTGCGTGAGCGACGGCTGCCACAGGAAGGCACCGACCGTGCCGCCCGCTCCGTCCCGCAGTTTCCGCATGGTGCCGGCCGTCGAGTCCTTCACGAGGAACCCGGCTGCGCCGGTGCTGCGCGCCTCGTCGTTCACCGAGTACACGAGGTCGATGAACTTCTCGACCGTCGGCGTGATGAGCGAGCCGCCGGTCTTGATGGGGGCGTTCGTGCCGGCGCCGGCGAGCACCATCATGCCGGTGGGCTCGTTGGTGCCGGTGCCGACGATCAGGTCCGCGTCGGTGACCCGTCCGACGGCCCGGGCGATGTTGCGACCGAGCCAGTCCTCCAGATCGAACGCAGAGTCGCGCACGAGGCTGTTCGAGACGTGGACGAGCTGCCCGTAGGGGTAGGCGTTGAGCGCGACCTGGCCGAACACGGGGTCGGTACCGCCGATCACGGTGTCCTGCGTGGCGACCTGCGTGCCGATGCCGTGCGTGGTGAGCGTCGGCAGCAGCATCGGCTCGCCCGTCGTGGTGTTCACGCGCGACGTGGGCATCCGCAGCGCGGCGACGGACGCTTCCAGGTACTCCCAGAGGCGCCGGTCGAGCGTCGTGGGCTGCACAAGCGAGCCGGACGTGGCGTCGGTCTGCAACACGGCCCGGATCTCGGACGGCGAGGCGCCAGCGCGCAACAGGTCGCGCTCCTTGCGAGCCGCCTCGATGTTGACGACGAAGTCGCCGGGGCACCCGTTGGCGATCCACGAGCGCAGGGCGTTGGCCTGAGCGCGCTCCTGGCGGCTGACGGCGGCCTCGCCGAACAGTTGCAACGCACCCTCGCGAAGCTGCGCCGCCTCCTGCTCGCGCCGCTCGGTGTTGAACAGGTCACGAATCTCGACGTCGAGATCGTTGATGTGGGTGTTGATCCGCTGCCACGACTGGCTCTCTTCGCCGGTCAGCTCGCGACCAGTGGCGCTCTCGAGGAGGGCCTTGCCCTCTTGCCACGCCTTCATGCGGGTGACTTGCAGCGCAGCGATGCGCTCCTGGACGGTGGACATGGTGTGTTGTCTCCTTCGGGTGGTCGGTGGGCTCAGACGGGAGGGAGTCGCAGCGCCCACAGCGCCCGCCACTCGTCGGCGAGCGCCGACGGCATGGGGGCAGGTTCGGGAACGTCGAGCAGTCGGGACAGCCGGTCCATCTCGGCGCGGAGCCCGTCCAGGCCCTCACGGTTGCGAACCGACAGCGACTTGCCCGCATCAGCCCGGAGGGCGACCACCCGTTCCGCGCTGGTCCTGCACTCGGCGACGGCGTCCACCGCAGCCAAAATCTGGTCGTGGAGCAGCGCCGTCGGCGGCTGCTTGGCGGCCGGCTCGACGATCTCGTCGGCCAGCCCTTCGGCGACCGCCCGCTCGGCGGTCATCCACGTCTCGGCGTCCATCAGCGGCCGGAAGTCGTCGGCGCTGCGGCCGGAGCGGGCGGCGTAAATCCCGGCGAGCACGGCATCCTGCTGGCGGAGCAGGTCGGCCATCTCGTCGTGGTCCCGGTTGTCGCCGACCGTCATGCCCCACGCGTTGTGAATCATCACCTGGGCGGCGGGTTGCATGATGCGCCGGTCGCCGGCCTGGGCGATCACCGAGGCGATGGAGGCTGCGATGCCGTCCACGCGAGTCGTCACGTAGGCGGGATGGTTCCGCAGGGCGTTGTAGATGGCGATGCCGTCGAACACGTCACCGCCCGGGCTGTTGATCTCGACCCGGATGGCGGGAGCCGTGATCTGGTCGAGCTCGTCGACGAGCGACTGTGCGTTCACGCCGAGCCACCAAATCTCGTCGTAGATCCGCACGACCGCCTCATTCCCGGCGGCGTTGCGGATCGAGTAGCCCGCCTCGCGGGCGGGCGCCTGGTGTTCGGCGGCCCGGGCGCGCAGGTCGCCGATGTAGTCGGGCATGCGCGCCCGCAGGCGCTTGCGGAGATCGTCCATGTGCGCCTCCTCAGGCGGACTGGTCAGCGCCCGACGTGGGCGCCAGCGGTGGGAGGTCTTCGAGGTCGCGCATCTCGGCCGTGGTCAGCAGCGGGCCCTGGCCGATGCCGGCGGCGGCGGTGTTCACCCGGGCGGCCGCTTCGTAGGCGGCGAACCGCTCGGCGAGGTTGCCGCGCAACAGCCCGTCGAGGTTGAAGCGCACGAACCGGGGGGCGGCCAGCAGGGCGGACAGCATCCGCTCCAGACGGACGATCCACGGCAGGAGCGCCACCTGCACCCGGCGGGCGTTGCGGTCCGACAGGTTGGCGTAGGTCAGGCTGGTGCCGGCCACGGGGATGCCGAGGTCCGACGGGTCGAGCAAGTACACCTGGCCGGCGATCTCGGCGGCCGTCCACTGTCGCGTTTCGAGGAACTGGGCCTGTTCGTTCGTGACGGCGGTCGGCTTCCACGTCGCCCCACCGTCGAGCACGCCGGGCATCCCACGACCACCCGACGACCGGCGACGCTGCCACGACGCTGCGATGTCGCGCAGCTGGTCGGGGGTCGCCCGGCCCGGCAGCTCGATGACGCCGGGCATGTTGCCCTCGTTCGTGAACAGCTGCGCCCCGTAGGTCTGGGCGGCGAGGCCAAGCCCGACGGACTGGCGAGCCGCCTCGAGCGGCGAGAGCCCGACGTCGGACCCGGACGCCATGAGCCCCTTCACGTGGACGATCTCGCCGGGGTACAGCACGCCGTTGACCCGGTACCGCAGCCGACCGTCCACCCGTTCGGGCGTCACGGCGTCCGGGTCGAGCGGGACGAGCTCGGCGATCGTGTTTCCGGAGCGCAGCACCACCACGTAGGCGTTCCCGGCCATCAGCAGCGACCAGAGCACCTGACCGCACCAGTCCACGAACCCGAGCGTCGGCGACGGCTGCACCAGCCACCGGGGCAGCGGAATCTCCACCTTCGAGTCGTCGGCGGTGCGCCGGTAGCAGTCCACCGGCAGCGTCGAAATCTGGTCGGCGATCAGTCGCACCGACCCGTAGACGGCGAGGAGCTGGCGCGCCGTCTCGGCGTTCACGGTGATGCCGGCGGCCGACGGGTAGCCGCCGAGCGACCAGTCGCCCCACGCCGTCATCCCACGCGCCTCGGGCACCGGGGCGGACGATCGCTCGAACAGGCGGGCCAGCATCAGCCGTCACCCCGCCCGATGGCGAGCGACTGGCGCTCGAGGGCGACGCCGAGGGCGACGAGCCCGGCGCCGGCAACGACGAACGCCAGCCAGGCGGCGAGCAGCCAGGCGCCGGCGGTCACGAGTCCGAGGCCGACGACTTGCAGCATGGAAGCGATGCGACGATGCATGGTCACGCCTCCTGGGGCACGTAGTCGGCCAGGTTGACGAACCCGGCTCCGCTGTAGCCGGCATCCGGCAGATGGTCGAGCCCCCAGGCGGCGAGCGTCGCCGACACCCACGGCGTGATGTCCGACGACGACCGGCGCCGATCCCACACGAACGCATCACCGACCGTCCGCTTGCGGACAGCCACGAGCGCATCGTCGAGCGCCGCCTGGTCGACGTGCACCGCCCGGCCCTCGATCACGTCGTCGTACCACTGCCCGCACGCCTGCACGTGCTGGCGACCTGACACCTCGATC